CAATTCTGATCCTTCGTGATATGGAACAAGCTATTACGGAGGTTTATGATATTACAAAGGGTGTACATATGCCAAATACACTTATTATACCTTTGGCACAATATAGTTATATTAAGCGAACACCGTATAGTTCTTTGACTCCTGATTCAATTTTGACTGTGTTTAAAGCTAATAATCCAGAGATCACTTTAGATTGGGTAAATGAATTAAAGGGTGCTGGTTCTGTTGGAAAAGATGTTATGATCGCTTATGAAAATAATATAGATCGTATAGCATTTCAGATTCCACAAGCCTATGAAACATTTCCGCCTCAAGCATATAATCTTAAGATTAAAGTACCAACTCATGCTCGTATTGGTGGTTTTGTAGCTTATTATCCTTTATCCGCAAATATTAAAGAGGGTATATAATATGATTATTGATAATACTCAACCTAGATTATATGTTTGTGCTTTTCAAAGTGAGAAAGGCGAAAAAGGCATTGCAAAAATTATTTTAAATCCTGGCTTAAATACTATTAATAATGATCTTATAAAAGATTTATTTAAACATCCAGGTTTTAAATCCAGAATTGATGCTGGAATATTAAAAACAATAGATTCACCTAAACCATTGGAAAAGCCTAAGATAGAAAAAAATAAAATTAAGGAAAATAAGCCTAAGGATAAATAATGGCTGTTTTAGATGTTCTCAAAGAAATCGCGCCGGAATATGCAACAATTGATCCGGCGCGATTGAATACATTTATTGGATTTGCTGAAAATCAAGTATCAGAAATTGTTTTTGGTCTTGACCATGAATTAGCTGTAGCATATTTAGCAGCGCACATGTTAGCTTTATCTACACGTAATACAAATATTGGAATTGATGGGCAAGTCGGCAATGTAACATCTAAAAAAGAAGGCGATCTAGCATTAGGATATGCTTTACCATCTGCGCTGGCTAATAAAGATGGGACATTATTAACTACATCTTATGGCATTGAATTTATGCGTTTACGTGATATGCATGTAATTGGACTAAGGACTTTTTATGGGTGAAATTAAGGACATTGATTTAGGATGGCGAAGAATTAAAAAAGAATTAAAGCTAATTAATAAATCTTATACGCAAATTGGAATACAAAAAGATGCAGGAACGGAGAAAGATGGTCAATCAATAGCTGCTATAGCTGCTTATAATGAATTTGGAACTGATAGAATACCAGAACGATCATTTATGCGATCAACATTTGATGAACAACATAGTAAGATAAAAGGAATTATAAATAAACAATATAGCTTAATTTTAAAAGGACATAAAACAGTTAAAGGGTCATTGGGATTGATCGGTGAATATATGGAAGGTCGGATAAAGAAAAAAATAACTGATCTAAAAACGCCACCAAATGCTCCGATTACTATAGCAAGAAAAAGAAGCAGTAATCCATTAATTGATACTGGGCGAATGCGTGCATCAGTTAGACATATTGAGGTATTAAAGAAATAATGAGCGAATTTAGTTGTTTTAGACGTGAATTTATATTTAAACGATTAAGTGGTGGTGCTTATGTTAGTGGGAAATGGGTAAAAGGAACACCGGCGGATATTATAATAAGAGCAAGTTTGCAACCATTAACTGGTGAAGAATTAAATCAATTACCAGAAGGACGGAGAACAGATCAGACATATAAAATGTACAGTTCAATTAAATTAAGAACTGTTAAAACTGATAATCCAGATTATGTGACAATTGATGGTAATAAATTTGAAGTTATTCAAGTTGAACCGAACCAAAATAACATAATAAATCATTATAAAGTGATTATAGGAAAGGTAAACGAAACTGATGAACTTTAGTGTTTTACAGGACAAAATATATAGCTGGATAAATGGCGAAGTTGCCTTAATGCCTGGATCTTATGTTGTGATTTGGCAATATTCCAATGCACCACGTCCAGATAGACCATATATTAGTTTATTGATTCCAACTATAACGCCAGTCGGACATGCTTCTTATGGAAAAGTCGATGAAAACGGAATTATCACGATTTTATCACAAAATCTAATGACATTATCTATTATATATCACGGGCAGGAATCACCGCAAAATATGCTAGGACAGCAAGTATTAAACTGGATTTTATTATCAACAAAAAAGGAATATGTAAATCAAATATTCAGGGATAGTGGGATAGGATATTTAACAAGATTGTCACAAAATACATTACAGAATTTAGTAGCTACATCATTTGAAGAACAAACTATATTAGATTTATCTTTTTTGCTTGTTACAGACATTATAGATGATGTAGGTTTAATAGAACGTGTTGAAATGTCTGGTGAATATTTATATGCAAATGGAAATACAAGACATATTTCAACCATAATTGTGGAGGATTAATAAAATGCCATTAAAAGATATTGTTGATGTACAAATTACGCGCGAAGATACACCAATTAGCCGTATTGGATTTGGTACACCATTAGTTTTAGGATTACATAAAGTTTTTAATGAAAGAGTACAAACATATACTGATTTGGATAGTATGATAACTGCTGGATTTATTGATACTGATCCAGAATATTTAGCTGCTGAGAAATTCTTCTCTCAAAGTCCAAGAGTTGAACAAGTAGATATTGGTCGGCGTACAATTGATGGTACAAAAGTCGAAGTTACTACAGCCATTGATGATACTGATTATTGGACAAAAATAAATGGTATTATATTTCAGATTAATTCTGGAGCTGGAGCAACACCAATATCAATCGCCAGTGCTTTAGTTATTGCTATCAATGGTGGAACTGAACCAGTTACCGCAATTGACAATACTGATGGAACTTATAATTTAAACGCTAATGTAGCAGGAACTGCTTATAGTCTTTTTGTTGATACAAATCAAACAATACAAGCATATACGCCAACTGATAGTATAACAGATGATATAGTAGCCGTACGCGCTGAAAATGATGATTGGTATTTGATAACTGAAACACGCCATGATGTGACAGAAGTAGTAGAATTAGCTGGATATATAGAGACAACAGAAAAATTATTTTTTACAACTTCTGATAATCTAGATATTATTGATAAAACTGAAATTGCCGATACAACATCATTACCAGTTTTAATTAAAGCTGCGAATTATGATCGTACAATCGTTTGCTATCATGAACCATCATCTACAATTCCGCCTATTATAGAAGGTGGCCCAACTGAATTTGAGGCTGCTTTTGCAGGAGTTGGTTTGCCAAAAGACCCAGGAAGCATTACATGGGCATTTAAAACATTAAATGGTATAACAGCTTCAAGTTTAAATAAAAATCAAATAAGAAATGCATTAGCTAAAAATTGCAATGTATATGTTGAGGTTGCAGGAGTTGATATTACTCGCGATGGTAAAGTTGGTTCAGGTGAATATATTGATATCATGCGTGGCATTGATTGGCTTACGCAACGTATTCGGGAGAATGTATTTTCAGCTTTTATTAATGCTGATAAAATCCCCTATACTAATGGGGGCATTCGTATAATTGATTCTCACTTACGAGCAACTTTAACAGAAGGTGTTGCGGCTAAATTTTTATTGGATTTTTCAACTCATGCGCCTAAATTAGCAGATATTGATCCTAATGATAAGGCTCAACGTATATTGAAAAATGTAACATTTAAAGCCACACCAACTGATGCTATACATAAAGTTGAAATTCGCGGTGAGGTTTCTATATTTTAATTAGGAGAAATAATTATGGCTGATTCTAAAACTTTTAACAGTAGTGATTTAATAGTGGTCTTTGGTGCATTACATCTTACTGGCTTTTCTGATGGTAGTTATATCGAAATAACTTATAATAATCCATGGTGGACACATAAAGCAGGAGCAGATGGTGAAGTGGCATCAGTAAGAAGCAATAGACTTGATGCTAATGTTAAATTTACTTTATTACAAACATCAATGGATAATGATGCTTTAATGGCTTTTTTATTAAGTGATTTTACAGCTAATACACCATTGCCTTTATTAATTAAAGATTTAAATGGGTTAACTTTATTTGAATGTGCAAAAGCTAGAATTGATAAGGTTCCCGATACAGCATATTCAACTGATCCAACGGATCGTGAATGGAATATTTTTTGCCCACGTTTAATACCATTTGTTGGGGGTAATCTTGTATGATTCAATCTTTTGAAAAAGAAATTAAAAGTAATAAATATTTTATTACTCAATTTCCAGCAAGACAGAATCTATTATTTATAGCTAAATGGACTAAAAATCTTAAGGCTGTTGCACCATTATTAAAATCATTATCTGAAGAAAGTATATCAAATTTATTAGATACTGATTTGGCTAGTCTTGATTTTGCAGGAATGCTTGAATCTTTTTGTAATGGTTTAGAACCTCAGATATTTACTGATTTGATTTTTGATTCATTTAAGCATGTGAAAGTTATTATTGAAGAAAAACCACAAGGCATTAGTCTTGGAGATGGTAATAATTTCGATATGTTTTTTGCTGGTAAAATAGATCATTTATTTTTTGTTTTATGGGAAATTTTAAAGATTAATATCTTTGGAGATAATACCGGTTTTTTTTCAGAAATTACTACCAAAGTCAAAACAATACAAAAAGCAAAGAACGAGAAAGGAAAGCTAAAAAATATTTAGATAGGCTTGACGAGGATTTACAGGCAGAATTGCCAATATGGCAATTGGTAACTCAAAAAATAGTTACTTTGCATGATCTTGAAACGATCTGGTCACTTGATGATGTTATGCGTGCTTTAGCTTTATTGAATATGAAAAATGATGTTGAAAGTGATGATTTGGAGAAAATGAATGATAGTCAGAGAACTAGTCACTAAATTAGGCTTTAAAACTGACCCAAAGCAAATAGAAGGATTTGAATCTAAAGTCAAATCAGCTAAAGTAGCTGTATTAGCTTTAACTGCTGCTGTAACGGCAGCCACAACCGCTATATTTTTATTAGTCAATTCTGCTGCTAAAACAGGTGATGAACTTGATAAAGTCAAAGATGTTCTAGGATTAACAATAAAACAAATTCAATTATTAGGTGGTGCAGCCGCATTATCTGGCGTAGAACATGAGGGTTTTATTACTGCTATGCAATTTTTTGCTAAAGCAGTTGGCATGGCTCGCATGGGAATGATGGAACAATTACGTGCATTTCAATTACTTGGTATTAGCTTACGTGGTGCCAATGGACAATTAAAATCTCAACATGAATTACTAATGGAAGTTGCTAATGGATTTACTAAAGTAAAAAATACTCAGGATAAAGCAGCTCTTGCTCAAATACTTTTCTCCAGAAGTGGTGGAAGAATGATCAACATGTTTAAAGATGGTAGTAAAGGTCTTAAGGATTTAATGGCTACCGTTGCTAAATATGGTTTTATTATGGATGAAAAGGGAGTTAAACAATCTGCTGAATTTACTGATAAAATGTTTTTAGCAAAATTTGCTATTAAATCTTTAAAAGATCAAATTGGCTTAGCTTTAATGCCTACTTTTAAAAAATTATTAGATCAATTTTTAAAATGGATAAATGCTAATAAAAAAATGTTAACTTTAAAGATTGAGGAATTTTTTATAGCAATGCTTAAAGTAACAAAGGCTGTAGGCAAAGTATTTGTATTTCTAATCACAACAATAAGTAATTTTATCGCTATAATAAAAACATTCAATCAAGAATTTGGTATTGCATTAAAATTACTTGAAGTTTTTATCGCGTTAAGAATAGTATCAAAAATGAAAATGATTATCTCAGCATTTAGTATGTTAAAGGCTGGTGTAGCATTATTATTCTCACCTATTGGTTTACTTGTAGCTGGATTTTTAGCTTTTCTTTTAGTATTAGATGATATTAATGCATATATTCATGGTAGAGATTCATTAATAGGTCGATTTATAAAAGAATTTCCAAGAGTTGCAAAAGCTATTGGTCAAGCAGTTAAGCCAATAAAGGCTTATATTACTTATTTCATAATTGATCCATTGGAATTTATAATATTTCTTATAAAAAAAATACGGAGTGAATTTTATAAATTATCTCCAATTATTGGTGGATATGGTAAAAAAAGCCCATTAGCACTTGCTCAAATGGCAACTATGGCACCGCGTGGTACTATTACAGGGATGTTAGAAGAATATAAACCATTAGCATGGGGTAGAGGTATATCTGCCACAGCAGGAAGTAATGTAAACATAAATACAAATGTAAATCTTGCTGTTCCTGCTGGAACTCCAACAGATCAACAATCTTTTTTAATATCATCAGCACATGATGCATTTCATTCAGGTTTTACAAAAGAAATTAAAAAGGCTTTAACAGTTTTTCCAGAGGTTGAAAAATGAGTGAAGATATCGGAAATAAATTAATATCATTCTTTTTCACTCCAATATCGCCAGGGAAAATAGATATTATAGCAATAGATGCTGTTTTAACTGAAAATGTATCTTATAAATCTACTGTTACAGACGAACCTGTTGAAACTGGAGAAGACATATCAGATAATATCGTAATTCATCCTTATACAGTAAGTATTAAAGGAGTGATTACAGACAGCCCTTACGATGAATGGGGTAATGTATTAAAAGCTAATTTAGGCGAAGGATTAAGTAGATCTAAAAGTTCTTATGAGGCATTATTAGATTTATATTATAAACGTATAGTTTTTAATGTTGTTTCAGGATTTGATATATATACAGATGTTGCTTTTACAGATTTCACTATAAATAGAGATTCAACAAGTGGAAAAGCAATTGATTTTGATGCTGAATTTAAACATATTATTAAAGTTAGTCCTCAACGAGTAAAAATCCCGCGAGATAAAAGCAAAGATAAACCACCAGGGACAAAAGACCAGACACAAAGTACAATTGATAAGGGTAGCCAACAAACAAAAGATAAAGAAGATTTACATCAACGTAGTATTGCTGCTGCATTAACTGATATTTTTAAAGGACAATTAAAATATGGGGAATTACCGAGGGTGATTATATGAGTATATTACAAATTCCTATAGATTCAACACAAGCAGCTTTTGAGCAAACAATGGTTTTAGATGGAATTAATTACTTATTACGTATTTATTGGAATACTCGTGATGAATCATGGTATCTTGATCTTTTTGCAACAGATGAAACATCTATAATATGCGGACTTAAATTAATAGTTAATTATGATTTTATAGGATTTTATGTGCAAACAGATGTCCCGCCAGGAATGTTTATATTGTATGATGATACAAATAGCGAAATTCCATGCGGAAGAAATGATTTAGGTAATCGTTGTATTTTACTATATATAACAATTGATGATGAGTTTTTTCAATGAGCTTTTTATTTGATAGAATAGCTAAAGTTATAATAGGTACATCAACTATAGAAGCATTAATATTTGATGAACGATTCAGAATTTCGTTTAGTATATCTAAAACAAATACATCAGTTCCAACAATATCAACAATAAGCATATATAATTTATCACGTAATGATCGAAATAATATTGAAAATATTCCTGCTGAGAATTTAAAGAGAATAGGAAATGAAGGACCATTACTTTGTTTATTATATGCAGGATATAAAGAAGCTGCTGGTTATGAATTACTTTATATTGGTAATATTACTACAGTAAATACAACATATAGCCCACCAGATTATATAACAGAAATACTTTGTGGTAATGGGCTAATTCCATTAAATACAACTGTTATAAATTTATCTTTTGCCGCAGGTATAAATACTAATCAAATAATCAAACAATTAGCTGATGCATTAAAAATGGATATTTCTAAATCATCGAATTATTTACAAAATAATATATCTTTTGCTAAAGGCTATAGTTATAGTGGTTTAGCAAAAAATGCATTAGATGAGATAACAAAAGAAACTGGTTTGAAATGGAATGTTGAAAAAGATCAATTACTTATAACACCAATTGATAAGGCAAGCAAAGATGTTATTATTGAACTTGATGCTACAAGTGGATTAATAGGTATTCCAACAAAAAATTCTAATAATCAGGTTGGTGATATATTTAATAGCAGTGATTATGAAGGATGGAGTATTAAGACTTTATTACAACCTTCTATAATACCGAATCGTAAAATCAGAGTTATAAGTAAAGAAGTTGTTAAAGATTTTTTAATTGATTCTATTGATCATAAAGGTGATACTAGAAGCGGTGAATGGATATCTGAAATTGAAACCAGAGCATCTGGAATAGGTGGTTTATAGTGGCTAATATTACACTTGCAGATTTATTAAAAAAAGCTATTGATGTAGAGATTATTGGTAAAATTCATACTATGTTACCAGGGAAGATAATTAAATATGATGCATCAAAGCAAAAAGCAGATGTAAAACCATTAATCAAAAAAACTTATTTAGATGGCACAATTAATGAAATGCCTATTATAACAAATGTACCCATTATCTTTCCAAGAAGCGGTGGTGCTTCTTTAACATTCCCAGTCAATGTAGGTGATACTGCTGCTTTATTTTTCGCTGAACGCGCATTAGAAAGATGGTTAATTTTAGGTGGTGAGGTTGAAGCAGGTGCATCAAGAAAATATAGTCTAACTGATTGTATAGCGATTATGGGCTTATTTCCATTTACTGAAAATTCATTAGGTACTGCAACCGATGTTGTTTTGCGATATAATAATGCCCAGATTACAATAAATAACGATAATAAATTTGCAATTGCTAATGAAGCAGAGGAATTAATAAGTTTATTAATTGATTTTGTTAATGTTATAAAGGCTTTAACTGTTGGTGGCCAACCAATTGATCCACCAGGTATTACAGCATTAACAACGATTGTAACAAGATTAAATACATTGAAAGGTATTAAAGTATGAGTATTGATTGGCAATTAACTAATGATCCGGTACATTTACCATTTGAAAAAGACTGGGATTTGAAAATCGGTGAATTTACTGATTATCCAATAATAGGTATTGACGAATTAGTTCAACGCCTTAAAATACGATTACAATTCTTTCTTGGTGAATTATATTTTGATACCACACAAGGTATTCCGTATTATCAAGATATATTAAAAAAAGGTACAACATACGATGAAGTATCTGCTGCGATAAAATTACAAATAGCAAAAACTGAAAATATTAAAAAAATCACAGATTTTAGAATTTTTGCTGATGATACTAATAAACGAGGTATTAAAATAACATTCACTGCTCAAAGTGATTTTGGAGAAATAACATTAAGTGATTTAGGAATAGGGTGATATTATGGCTACTTATGGATTAACAGAATATGGGTTTATATTAAAGCGTTTTGAGGCAATTCTTGCTGATTTACGAATAAGATTATTAACAGAATTTCCAGATGCGGCAATTGGAGATGATGAAGTTATAGGTCATTTACTTGATGTTTTTGCAAAAGAACCCGCAGAACTTTGGGAATTAGGAGAAGCAATTTATAAAAGTCGTGCTCCAAGTAGTGCTGATGGTACACAATTAGATGATATCGGACAAATAAATGCTATTCAAAGACTTTCTGCAAGAGCAGCACAAGTTTATGAATCTTTCTCAGGAACAAATGGAGTATTAATTCCTTTAACGTTTAGATTTAAAAGACCAGATGTAGACGAATTATTTCAACCTATAGTTGAAGCTTCACTTGATAATACGCAAACATCTCGTGTTTTAATTAAAATTATAAATGTCATAAATGATCATGATTATATCGTAACGATTGATGAAAACGGTGTCCAATATACTTCAGATTCAACTGCTACGATTGAAGAAATAACAGCAGGCATTATTGCTGCAATAATGGCGCAAACCGATACTTTAAAAGTTAATGCTTTTGAAGATGAGGCAAGTCAAGGCACATTTTATATTGCTTCCAATGATAATGAGAGCGCGCATAAAATAGATTTAACTGCTGATTTTACCTTACAGAAATTCTGGACTCCAATAAAATGTCAAAGTGAAGATACGGGAGATATTGAAGCCCCAGCTGGAACTTTAACCGAAATTGTAACACCAGTAGCAGGCTTGACAGATATTATAAACTTTGCTGATGCAATAATAGGTGCAGGAGTACAAAGCGATCAAACTTATCGAATTAGATTATTTGAAGAAACTAGAAGACTTGGCGGTGGCTCACTTGAAGCTATAAAAGATAGAATTTTAAATGAAGTTGAGGATGTGGTTTTAGTCAAAGCCTTTGAAAATGATAAAAAAGATCCAGATATAGAAACGCGTCCTGGCAAAAGCATTGAGATTTTAGTAGAAGGTGGCACAGATGAAGATATCGCAAATGAATTATGGTATGTTAAAAGTGGGGGTATTGAAACATTTGGCTCAGAATCAGTTATAATTATTGATTCTCAAAAGGAGTTGCATACTATTAAATTCTCAAGACCAATTCCACAATATGTGCATTTTAGAATTTATCGTGAGAAAACAAGCAAATTTCCTATAAATGGTGATGATATTATCAAACAGAATATTGTTTTATTTGGACGTGAGAATTTTGGAATTGGCGATTTATTAATAATTCAGGAATTTTATTGTCCGGTTTATAGTGTTGATGGTTTAATAGATGTTGGCATAGAATGGGATGTTACTGATAATCCAGGCGATACTCCGGTTTATGGAGATGCCAATATCCAATTATTAAGTAGGCAGTCACCTTTATTCGATATTTCAAGAATTATAACTCAGGATTTCCCATAATGGCACAGAATATACAAATTTATGATGATGTTAAAGAGCGCACATTAGCTTTATTGTTCGGACAATTTAAGGGCAAAGATAATTGGAAAACATTTATTGAAATTATTACAGAACCTTTACAAGAACTTGAATATGTATTTAAAGATTTACTTTTAGAAGTATCATTAAGCACTGCACAAGGCACACAATTAGATCAATTAGGTGAGATAATTGGTTTATTGCGAGGTTCTTATAATGATAAGGATTATTTAGAATGGCTTAAATTTCAGATTGCTTTAAATCGTAGTGCTGGAGAAGCTGAGTTTTTAATATCAGCTTTGATATTATTTACTAATGCTAGCTATGTGCAATTGATTGAAGAATTTCCTGCGGCATTAAGCTTATTTACAAATGGAAATATTATACCAAATGATTTGCGAGAAAGAATGGATGATTTAGCAGCAGGAGGTGTGCAAGTTATTTATGTTGCTCAGGCTGATATTATACCATTTACATTTGAAAGTGAAACCAGTGAAGACTATGGCTTAGGTTATGATTGGATAGGTGGATCAGGTTTTCCTGTCGATACCGGAGGCGGTTATGCTTGGGCTTTACCTTAATTAATTAAACAGGAGATAAAATTATGGCTTTACCAAGACCTACAAAATTCCCAGAATGGGCGAGAGTGCCTTATGTTGACCATGTTACTGGCGGTAATAATGTTGTGGAACCTGCCGAGCAGAAAAAAGATGACGGATGGCTCCGTAATGAAAAACCGCCAGCTAATATTCAAAATTGGTTACATAATTTAGCTGATGAATGGTTAAAATATCTTGATTCACTATCTACAGGCGGCACCTTTACAACAGGCGACTGGAAATTTAGCGATAAATTAGCAGAAGATCCATTAATATGGCTTTTGGCTGATGATGGAACTATAGGCAATGATTCTTCTGTTGCTGATCATAAAGGTGATGAATTTAAAGATTTATTTATATTTTATTGGGATGCTTATAATGATACAAAATGTCCTGTTCTTCCTGGTGGTCGTGGGGCAAATGCATTAGCAGATTGGAATGCAAATAAGAACTTACAAATTTTAACAAAAAAAGATAGATTTGTTACAGCAGCATCAGCAACAGCCGATTATAATCCTGGAGATTTAGGCGGAGCAAATGCTGTTGCATTAACAGCCGCAAATCAAAATGCACCACATCAACATGGAACATATGTTACAGCACAAGATGATATAGCAAATGGTGGAACAGAGATTACGCTTGCACGATATGTACCTGGTTCTCAAACTGGTAGCTCAGGAGGAGGCGGTACTCATGAAAATAGACCATTATATTTTGCTAGTAATATCTTTATAAAATTATAAAAAATAATACAATAAAATACTTGACTTTCTTATAATATTAACCTAAAATATCTTACAGTATTTATAAAAAAGAGGAGATG